GACGATACCAGCGCCAGGGGACGCGATGATCGGATTGATGCCCACATCGTAGACAGTGTCAACATTCTCAGCGAGGAATTTCGTGCTAAGCTCCTCCGCTGGGATAACGGCGCGGATGTAACCTGCCGGAGCGTACCATGCGTGAGCGAGTCTGTCGTTCTGGCCGTAAGCTCCGAGCACCATGGTCGAAGCAGGCACCCTGACCGATGAAGAGATTCCGGTTCCTGGATCAACGCTGACGAACATGTCCGGGAAGTACGCTGCACCGAAAGAGTTGTTGAGGCTTCGAGCCCTGAAGCGCGTTGTGGTGTAGGCCACATTCACGCTCGGGTACGTGTTTGACGCCAGGGATGCTGTCACGTAGTTGTTGTTGTCATCCTTGAGCTCGACGTCCATGATGTAGAGAGCGTCGAACTTTGTCTGCATCGAGCTGAGCGCGTAATCGGTAACCACCGGGTGGCGGACATCTGGAATCGCCAGAAGGCTGATGTCAGAGTACGTCTTGTTCGCCATGATGTCCACAGCCTTACGGTAAGCTGCGACTGTCGGACCGTCGAGCTGACCCTGGTTCGTGTTGTCCATCTCACGACGGATCGCTGCATCACGCATGTAGAATTTATCAGCGTCAAAGATATTCAGGCCGTCAAAGCCGCCCTGCATGAAGGTCACAAACTTCAGGTAAGTCCTATTCGAGGCATACTGGAAGTCGAGGTTGACATCCACGAACCTGCCCTCAGATCCGCCCAGTGTGGCGTTTCGACGATACACAGCCTCGTCCCAACGAGTCGTGTCGATCGTTCCGTCGGAGCTTGTCATCGCCTGGACGCGCTCCAGCGTGAAGAGATTCCTATTGAACAGGTCTGCATCGAGCACCGAGCCGTTCACATTCGCGACGCCGGTGTTGTTGCCGACCCACGGGTTCAGGTAGGTTGTGTGGAAGCTTGGGAAGTACTTCACGTAGGCTGACAGCGCCGAGGAATTGAGCTGGTCGCTGGCGACGGTCGTCCCATCGTTCGGCTGCGTGAGTGAGTTGCAAACGTTGAACTGCGGACCCCAGTAGTACTTGCTCTCACCCACAGCGTTAGGATCGGCAGCGGGAGCTCCGATGTTTATCGAGCGACGGAAGAATACTGGAAATTCCTTGGCGTTCGTGGTCGGAACTGTGAGGTGTGTGCTGCCATGAGCGGAACCGGTGGAGAGAAGATCCGTACCAGCCGTGACGAGGTGGTAATAACCGCGGACGGACACAGGCAGGCTGTTAGTGGGAACGATCTTATTGAGAACGTCATCCGAGAGCTCTACCCTGATACGACGTGAGTTCTTACCGAAGAGACCCTCCTCGACAACCTTCTGGGCATCTGCGGAACGATCAAAGTCGAAGTATGTGTTCTGATCGCCGATCTTCTTGCCGACGAAATTGGAGCTGTCCGGATCAAGATCACAGTCGACCCAACTCTCGAGGACAACTGGCGCGTCGTCCGTGTCGTCCCATGCACGAACCTTCACGGTGAACTTGCCGTATCCGTCCGCGGTCGTGGGATACTTGATGTTCTCAACAGCGATCTTGTAGAGCTCATTGGTGTACGCACCGTCACCGCGAGCGTGGATCCTGAAGAGATCATACCTTGAGCCACCGAAATCCTGCGACGCGATGAACGGGGTCGACGGATGCTGGAACCTGTCCTCAAAGTTATCATAGTTTGGAACGGTGGTTGAGCCCGCGTTCCTTGACTGTGACCCTGTAAGGCAGAACACAATCTCCTCGAGTGCTTCGGCGACACCGAATCTCCTGATGTCGGATTCAGCAGCCACTCCCGAACCAGTCGGAACGGCAAAAGCTGGTAGAATATCATAATGGTTGTAGAGGACGTAGCCGTGCTCCTCGACAAGTAGCGGATTGGTGTTGAACTTCTTGGCGAAGTAGGAGTCCGATGTCACATCGAACGACGCGCTGAGCACGCTCGGGTACGCGGCAGAGTCGGTATGACCGTTCAGCAGGACCACGAAATCCTGCTTTCCACCCCTCAGATCGAGGGATCCCGTGAACCATCCGCGGGCTGGAGAGGTCGTGGTGGCTGCTGAAGAGTATGACGTCGAGTTGACACCCGGAGCGGATGAGGATACGGTGATCTGCACGCCGGAAGCTGCGAAGAGGACGCCTCTGACGATCGGCTGGGCTGCAGTGGTGGTCTGCACGCCGGCCTCAGATAGCACCCAGGACCCTGCGGATTCTGACATATAGCAGCCGAGAAAATACGTTCTTCCCAGAGTGCCCAGAGATGTCGCGTATGGGTTATTACCCAGCTGTCCGCTTCCGACCTGAACTTTCTGCGAGCCTACAACAAAACCTGCGTTATTCACACGACCCGCGTTAGGAGCTGATGTCGTACGCTTCTTACCGTCTCCGATGCCAAGTGTACGGACGTAGGTTCCCGCCGACGCATTGTTTAGCCACTGATTGAGTGCAAGCGGCGACGAGTAGTCCGAATCAGCGAATCCAAACTCAGTCCTGAACTGCGTGTTGTTGGCGAAGCTGATCGGAACGAACGCGGTCCCCTGTGAGGCCGGTCCGATGACACCCGCGGAGCGGCCCGACGGCTGAACCTCGGTCGTACCCCCTGTGCTATCGATCTCGTTGAGTGTTATACCTGGTGCAGCCATTGAATGAACTCCTTAATCTCTCGCTTTAACTATTGCAGATTAGATGAACTCGACGCCAGCAGGTGTGATGATAAAGTCAACAGCGATGAATTCGACGGCTCGGGTCGGAACCACGATTATCCTGCCGTTGAGCCTGCTGGCCTCGACATCAGCCTGGGTGTTGTTGGTCTCATCGCAGATGATCCTGAACTGCTCCACACCAGCCTGCGACTTTATCAAGCTGAGCAGCGGAGTAGCACGTTCCACGAAAGCTCTCCTTGTCGTCGCATCGTTCGGCTCGAAGATGAGACCACGAGCGACCTGCGCGATCACTCTCTTCAGCTCGAGGAAGAGTCTTCTGACGTTGACCCGATCGAAAGCTGACTTTGCGATCTGCAGGGTCCTCTGCCCGAAGATAACGAATCCGTTACCAGGGAAAGTGGCGATCGGATTGATCAGGTTCTCGTAGAGGTAATCCCGGTCCGATGTGCTCAGACGGACGTCAACGTTGCCGACGAAATCAAGCGCCGCCCTGTTGAATCCTGCCGGAGCGTACCACGGGTATGAGACCCGATCACCGTATGCAAGCGCTCCGAGCGCAGCCACCGAGGCCGGAACCTTCACCCTACGACCCGAGAGCTGGTCATTCACGAAAACATCGGGGAAGTAGGCAGCGGTGTAATTGCTGTTCAGGGCACGTGCAGTGAGAGCGTCCGTCGTCTTCGTCACGTTGGGCCTGACCCCCGTCGAATCCTCGAATATCCTGACGTTAGAGTCGCTGTAGCTTGGGATATCGATCACGTACATGCCGAGAGCGTAGGAAGGCATCCTACGAGCGACGTAGTCGGTAACGAGCGGTTCACGAATGCCCGGCACAGCGAGCATGTTGATGTTCACCGTTAGCTTGTCCGTCATGAGCTTCGCGGCCGTGCGATATGAATTGACAGCATTGTTGCTCAGACCGTCGCCGTTTGGATCGTAACCGAGGCCGGATCTCGCGAGACCTGCGGCAGCTGATGTGGCGAGACCGCCCGTCTCGATGGACGTCGCTCGATCTCCCATCTTCGCGGCGGCGCCGTCGAGGATGTTTAGACCATCGAAACCACCGTAGAATATCGTTGAGAACTTAGCGTACTCTGAGAATTTGTTGAATGTGTTCGCGGACCCAGAGAGGAGAGAGGCGAACGTGATCCTGTTTAACGAGGAATCGTTGATCCTGTAGTCCAGGCTGTTGGGCACGCCGCTCCTGATGTAGGCAGTCTCCTTCATGTGGGATTCAACGGTTCCCGTGACGTCCGAGAGTGATGTGTTCGAGAGCGCTACCCGAGCGAGTGTGAACTTGTTCGCATTGAAGGCATCTGCGTCGGATCCCGTGATGAGGGCGTCGAGCTTCTGGATTCCTTGAAAGCGGGAGTAGGCTAGAACTGTATTGTCGAACTCTGTGCCAGCGTTGGAATTCATAACTGAATTCTCGATCTTCCCGCTTGTGGTTCCTGATGGTACGAGACGTTCGAACTTAACGCCCCAGTGAAGTCTAGAGTCAGGTATCTCGAGGATTCCCGGCTGACCAGTGTACGATGAACCGTTGACCTGTCCGTTGGTAACCTTGAATCGCAGCGGTAGGGGCGGGACTATGGATCCCGTGAGTCCGGTCTCGACCGAGCTGCTGCATGCGAGGCGCGGAAGCACATTCGCTCCAGCCCCGTAGGTTCGACCACCCAACGCAAGTGCGGAATTCGTGTCCGTCAGAGTCTGTGTGGTCCTTGCGACCGGAACACCACGGAACCCGAAAGGAAGCGCCGTCTTCGGAACGACACCTGAATCGAGCGCTGTGGAGATCGATACCCTGACCCGCCTGCTCGCGTTCGGGAACTTACCGCTGATCTGCAGCCTGCGTTCGTCCTCGGTCAGAGCGTCAAAGTTCATGGTGACCTTTCGATCTCCGATTTTCTTCGCGATGTAGTTCTGGCTTGCGGGGTTGAGATCGCAACCAGTGAATGTCTCAAGAGCTCTCGGTGAGGTGTCGGTGTCAAACAGGTCACGAACAACGACATCGAAAGTTCCATACGGATT